ATGGCGAACAACATCGACCTGGGTCAGCATCAGCGCCTGGACGATGCGCGCGACTTGTATCTGCGGCTGCGCAAGGCGCTGGTCGAGGCCATCGACAGCCTTGAATCCCCGGGTGGGGACAGCGCCGACGTGAAGCAGAACCGCATGGGTATCGTCAAACTTCATCTCGCGCAGCTTCAAAGACTTCAGGACCTTGAACGTGACCTTGACAAGCTTGGGCGGCGACCGGCCGCGATCGAACTCGATCTTGACAGTGCAAGACAGGAAATCCGTGAGCGACTTGCTAAGCTGCGCGACGCACGCCGAAATTGAGGCGTTCCTCGACGGGCTGAGCCCCAATGCCCTTGCGGCATTGCCGTTCCTGTTCGAGCACTGGGCCCATGCCGGGCACCAGTTGCCGCCGGACGGCGACTGGCAGACCTGGGTGATCATGGGCGGCCGGGGTGCCGGCAAGACGCGCGCCGGCGCCGAATGGGTGCGGACGCGGGTCGAAGGCGCGCGGCCGCAGGATGCCGGCCTGTGCCGTCGCATCGCCCTGGTCAGCGAGACCTACGATCAGGCGCGCGACGTGATGGTGTTCGGCGAAAGCGGCATCCTCGCCTCTTCGCCGCCGGATCGCCGGCCGGTCTGGCAGGCGTCGCGGCGGCGGCTGGTCTGGCCGAACGGCGCCGAGGCGCAGGTCTTGTCGGCGAGCGACCCCGAGGCCGTGCGCGGCCCGCAGTTCGATTGCGCCTGGGCCGACGAATTGGCGAAATGGCCGGCCGGCGGGCGCGAGACCTGGGACAACCTTCAGTTCGCGCTGCGGCTGGGCGATGACCCGCGCATGGTGGTCACGACGACACCGCGCAATTCGGCGCTGCTGAAGCAGATCCTGGGCGCTGCCGGGACAGCGGTGACGCGGGCGCCGACCTCGGCCAACGGGGCCTACCTTTCGGAGGGGTTCCTCGACCGGATCGAGGCGCGGTATGGCGGCACGCGGACCGGCAGGCAGGAAATCGACGGCGAATTGCTGGAGGATGCCGAAGGCGCCCTGTGGACGCGGGCCCTGCTGGACGCGCATCGGGTGGCAGACATCCCGGCACTGGACCGGATCGTGGTGGCGGTCGATCCGCCGGTCACGACGGGCCCGAATGCCGACGAGTGCGGGATCATCGTAGCCGGACTGAAACTGGCGCCGTCGCCGAAGGACTGGACCGCCTATGTGCTGAAGGATGCAAGCCTGAAGGGCGCGAGCCCCAGCGCCTGGGCGGAACGGATCACCGAGATGTGCCGCAGCTATCATGCCGACCGCGTGGTGGCCGAGGTCAACCAGGGCGGCGACCTGGTCGAGATGCTGCTGCGCCAGAGCGATCCTTCGATCCCGTTCAAGGCAGTGCGCGCGACGCGGGGCAAGGGCATCCGCGCCGAACCGGTGGCGGGCCTTTATGAGCGCGGCAGGGTCTGCCATGTCGGCAGCCTGCCGCAGCTTGAGGATCAACTGTGCCTGATGACGCCGATGCAGTACCTTGGATATGGCAGCCCCGACCGGGCGGATGCGCTGATCTGGGCGATCACCGATCTGCTGGTTGACCGGATGCAGAGCCATCGCAGCCCCCAGGTGCGGCTGCTGTAGAGAATCCGCGCCACCGGGCGCCTTCACCCAAGACAGCAGCACCGACGGGCGGGGCCGGGACACGGCCGCCGCGCCTGTTCCTGTGTCTGCCCAACGCGCCCAACGAGGGAGAGCACGCAACATGCTACAAAACCTGTTCCGGTTGCCCCGGGACAAGACCGGCGGCGCCGTGCCGCAGGCGGCGCCGGCGGCCAAGTCATCGGGTGCCGGTCCGGTCATCGCCTTTCATGGCGGGGGGCGCGCGGCCTGGTCGCCGCGCGATACCGTGAGCCTTGCCCGGCTGGGCTTTGCATCGAACCCGGTCGGGTTCCGCTGCGTGAAGATGATCGCCGAGGCGGCGGCGGCCGTGCCCTTTGTCGTGCAGGACGCCCGGCACCGGTACGACGCGCATCCGCTGCAGGCGCTGTTGCAGCGGCCGAACGGCGGGCAGGGCGGGGCCGACCTGATGGAGTGCTTCTTCGGGCAGTTCCTGCTGACAGGAAACGGCTACCTGGAGGCCGTCAGTCACGAGTCCGGCGCGGCGCCGTCCGAACTGTACGTGCTGCGGTCCGACCGGATGAGCGTGATACCCGGCGCCGACGGCTGGCCGGTCGGATACGAATATGCGGTCGGGCAGAAACGGCATCGCTATGATGCGACAGGGGCATTCCCGCCCGTGCTGCATGTCCGCAGCTTTCACCCGCAGGACGATCACTATGGCCTGTCGGCGCTGCAGGCGGCGGCGGCGGCCATCGACGTGCACAATGCCGCGTCGCGCTGGTCGAAGGCGCTGCTGGACAATGCGGCGCGGCCTTCGGGTGCCATCGTCTACAAGGGTGTGGACGGTCAGGGACAGCTTGCGGCGGATCAGTATGCGCGGCTGGTCGAGGAGATCGAATCCAACCATCAGGGCGCCCGGAACGCCGGCCGACCGATGCTGCTGGAAGGCGGCCTCGACTGGAAGCCGATGGGGTTCAGCCCGTCGGACATGGAGTTCCAGCAGACCAAGGAAAGCGCCGCGCGCGAGATCGCGCTGGCCTTCGGCGTGCCGCCGATGCTGCTGGGCCTGCCGGGCGACAATACCTATGCCAACTATCAGGAGGCGAACCGCGCCTTCTATCGCCTGACGGTGCTGCCCTTGCTGGCCAAGGTGCTGGAGGCGATGTCGGGATGGCTGGCGCCGCAGTTCGGCGAGGGGCTGAGCCTGCGCACCGATCTGGACAATGTGCCGGCGCTGGCGGCCGAGCGCGAGGCGCAGTGGCGCCGGATCGCCGGGGCGACGTTCCTGACGGATGCCGAGAAGCGCCGGCTGCTGGGCCTGCCATCCCTGGGGGATGCGTGATGGCCGGGCCGCAGCGCAATGCCGGCGGGTCGCGATACCTGTACGAGCCGTTCCGCGAGATGGCCGCGAAGATCGAGCGGGCGGCAACCATCGGCGCGCCGGTGGATCTGGCGCCGCTCGAGCGGCGGCTCTGCCGGATCGAGCGCGGCCTGATCCTGGCGCTGGTCCTGGTGCTGGTGCCGGTCGCCGTCCTGACGGTGGCGGCCGTCGCGGCCGTTGCCCTGCATTGACCGAGGAATGACATGAACACACAGATTGGCCTGCCCTGGGGACTGCATCCGCTGGAGATGAAGTTCGGCAATGCGGGCAGTGCCCTGACGATGACGGATGGCGAGATCGCGGGCTATGCCTCGGTCTTTGGCGTCCGCGACCAGTCGGGCGACATCGTCGAGCGCGGCGCCTATGCCGGCAGCATCGCGCGGCTGGGCACGGCCGGGTCGCGGGTAAAGATGCTGTGGCAGCACAACCCTGCCCAGCCCATCGGTGTCTGGGACACGGTGGTCGAAGATGCGCACGGCCTGTTCGTGAAGGGCAGGCTGCTGCGCGAGGTCCAGGCGGCGCGCGAGGCGCTGGTGCTGCTGGAAGCGGGGGCCATCGACGGGCTGTCGATCGGCTACCGCACCATCCGCGCCGAGAAGGCGTCCGGCGGGCGCCTGTTGCAAGAAGTCGAGCTTTGGGAAGTGTCGATCGTGACCTTTCCGATGCTGCCCGAGGCACGGGTCGCCGCGACGCCGGACGAGGCGCTGATGCGGGACCTGGCCGAGGCGTTCGATGCGGCGCGGTGCCGGGGCGACTGAGGCCCGCCAGGGCAGGCACACCTTACAGACAGGACAGACAGACATGAACGGCAGCGACAAGGCGCCGATGGCCGACGCACGCCCGAACGGGCCGGCACAGGCCTTGGACCTGAAGACGACGGTAACTGGTTTCCTGAGCGATTTCAGGAATTTCCAGGACGATATCAAAGCGAAGCTCAAGGAACAGGAAAGCCGATTGACCATGCTTGACCGCAAACATCTTGCCGCCCAGCGGCCCGCCCTGTCGCGCGCGGCGGAGACGGAACTGCCGCATCGCAAGGCCATCTCGGCCTATCTGCGGAATGGCGATGACGACCAGCTGCGCGGGCTGACCGTCGAGGAAAAGGCGATGAGCACCGCCGTGGCAGCCGATGGCGGCTTCCTGATCGATCCGCAGACCGCCGAGACGATCGCCGGTGTGCTGCGCGGCGCCTCGACGCTGCGGGCGGTGGCCAGCGTGGTCAATGTCGAGGCCTCGACCTATGACGTGCTGATCGACCAGACCGACATCGGGTCTGGCTGGGCGAACGAGACGGCGGCGCAAGCCGAGACGGGCACGCCGCTGATCGACCGGATCAGCATCCGCCTGCACGAGCTTTCGGCACTGCCCAAGGCATCGCAGCGGCTGCTGGACGACACGGCCTTCGATGTCGAGGCCTGGCTGGCCGAGCGGATCGCCGACCGGTTCGCGCGGGCCGAGGGTTCGGCCTTCATCAGCGGCAACGGTGTCGACAAGCCGCGCGGCTTCCTGAACTACACCGCCGTTGCCAACGGCAGCTGGGCCTGGGGCAACATCGGCTATGTGGCGACCGGCGCGGCGGCCGATTTTGCCGCAGCAGCCCCGGCGGATGCGGTGATCGACCTCGTCTATGCGCTGGGGGCGCGCTACCGCACCAACGCGAGCTTCGTGATGAATTCCAAGACCGCCGGTGCCGTTCGCCGCATGAAGGATGCCGACGGCCGCTTCCTGTGGTCTGACGGCCTGGCGAATGGCGAGCCGGCGCGGCTGCTGGGCTATCCGGTGCTGATCGCCGAGGACATGCCCGACATTGCGGCCGGCGCACATGCCATCGCGTTCGGCGATTTCAGGGCGGGCTATACCATCGCCGAGCGGCCTGACCTGCGCATCCTGCGCGATCCGTTCAGCGCCAAGCCGAACGTGCTGTTCTACGCGACCAAGCGTGTCGGCGGCGCCGTCACCGACTTTGCCGCCATCAAGCTGCTGCGCTTCGCGGTCAGCTGAACGTGACATCCGCCTGCGAAACAGCCAGCCGGCCCGACATGGGCCAGAACGGTCGCGACATGAGCCTTTACGTCCTGAAATCAGCGGAATCCGAGCTTGAGATCACGCTGTCCTGGCAGGGCGCCTGGCTGATGCCGGGCGAACGGATCGAGGCCGACCTTGGCTGGTGCGTCGTGCCGGTCGGGCAGGCGGATGACCTGAAGGTGGTGTCGCAGACCCACGGAACGACGGCCAGCACTGCGGTGCTGGCCGGTGGCCGCAAGGGCCGGGCCTACATGGTCACGGCCTCGGTGCAATCCAACCTCGGACGCACGCTGGACCGCGCCATCGTGGTGCGGATCGCGGTCTGACGCGGATCGGCCGGCGACCTGCGCCGGCCTGGCAGCCCCCTGGAGACTTGCATGATCCTGACGGAAATCTCGACGCCACCGGCGGCGGCCTATCCGGTGCGCGCGCTGGCCGATCACCTGCGGCTGGGCACCGGTTTTGCCGATGACGGCAGCCAGGATGCCATCCTCGAGGCCTATCTTCGCGCAGCCATGGCCGCGATCGAGGGCCGGACCGGCAAGGCCATCCTGGAGCGGACGCTGGAATGGGAACTGGGACGCTGGTCCGACAGCGAGCGGCAGGGTCTGCCGGTGGCGCCGGTCGGCGCGATCCTGTCGGTAACGCTGGTCACGTCCGACGGCGTGGCCATGCCGGTCGATCCGGCGCGGTATCGCCTTGAGCGGGACCAGCATCGGCCGCGGCTGGCCGGAGCGACCATGTTGCCGACGATACCGGCCTTCGGGTTTGCGCGCGTCGTCCTGACTGCCGGCTACGGGGCAGACTGGGATGACGTGCCGGCGGACCTGCGCCAGGCCGTGCTGCTGCTGGCGGCGTACTATTACGACAACCGGGCGCAGGTCGAGGGTTCCGGAACGGGAATGCCGTTCGGCGTGCTGGCCCTGATCGAGCGCTATCGCGTGGTCCGGCTGATGGGTGATCCGCTGTGAGGGCGCCCGTCCTGGCCCGGCGGCTGTCGCTGGAGGAGCGGGTGACGGTCCCCGACGGCGCCGGCGGGTTCGCCGTCAGCTGGCTGGTCCGGGGCATCGTCTGGGCCGAGGTGACGGCACGAAGCGGCGGCGAGGGCGAGGCAGGCGGGCGCGAGCTTTCGCTGACCGGCTACCGGATCGTCCTGCGTGCATCACCCTTCGGATCGCCGTCGCGGCCAAGGCCCGACATGCGGTTCGCCGACGGCGCCCGCGTCTTCAACATCCTGGCCGTGACCGAAGCCGATCCCAACGGCCGGTACCTGGTCTGCTATGCCGAGGAGGGCATCGCGAAATGAGCTATGCGATGTCAGCATCCCTGCAGGCGGCGGTCTATCAGCACCTGGTCGCGGATGCCGCGCTGACGGCGCTGGTCGGGCAGGAGATCTACGACCTGCCGCTGCCGGTCGATGCGCCGGATGCGCCGGAACTGCACATCACCCTGGGCGAGGAGCGGGTGCGCGATGCGGGCACCGCAACCAGCCGGGGTGCGCAGCACGATTTCAGCGTCACCGTTCATTCCAGCGCGCAGGGCTTTGCCTCGGCCAAGGCGGCGGCAGGTGCGGTCAGCGAGGCGCTGGTCGATGCGCCGCTGATCCTGGCGCGCGGGCGGCTGGTTGCCTTGCGGATGCTGTTCGCCAGCGCCGAGCGCGGGACCGCCCCGGAGCGTCGGCGCATCGTGCTGCGGTTCCGCGCCGTGATCGACGACACAATCTAACCGAAGTCAGGACAAGAGAATGGCAGCCCAAAAAGGCAAGGATCTTCTGATCAAGATCGACATGACCGGCACCGGCGGTTTCCAGACGGTTGCCGGCCTGCGCGCGAGCCGGATCACCTTCAACGCCGAGACGGTGGACGTGACCAATCTGTCGAGTGCCGGCGGCTGGCGCGAGTTGCTGGCCGGCGCAGGCGTGCGTTCGGCAGCGATATCGGGGTCGGGCATCTTCCGCGACGACGCGTCGGACGAGCGGGCGCGGGCGATCTTCTTCAACGGCCAGATACCGGCGTTCCAGGTGGTGATCCCCGATTTCGGCACGGTCGAGGGACCGTTCCAGATCACCTCGATCGAATATGCCGGCAACTATGACGGTGAGGCGACCTACGAACTGGCGCTGGCCTCGGCCGGTGTGCTGACCTTCACGGCGGCAAGCTGATGAACCCGTATCGGGGCGAGGCGGGCATCACGCTGAACGGGCAGACCCATGCCATGCGCCTGACGCTGGGCGCGCTGGCGGGGCTGGAGGCGGACCTGGGCGAGCCGTTCATCGCGGTGATCGAGCGGTTCGAGGCGGGGCGCTTCACGGCCGCCGACCTGCTGGCGCTGTTGCAGGCGGGCCTGTCCGGGGGCGGGGCGGACGTGTCGCCCGAGATGCTGCGGGACGCCGAAATCGCGGGCGGGCCTGCCGAGGCGGTCCGTGCCGCCGCGCGTCTGCTGAAGCTGGCCTTCACGCTGCCGGGCGAGGGATGAGGCCGGCAACGGACTGGCCGGCGCTGATGCGGATCGGTTTGCACGGCCTTGCGCTGGCGCCGGCGGTCTTCTGGGACCTGACACCGGCAGAACTGATGTTCCTTGCCATGCCAGGCCTCGGGCCCGGAACGATCACGCGCACGGGCCTTGATGAACTGATGGGCCGGTTTCCCGACAGGAAGGACTAGGGGCGGATGGTACGCAGATTTGGTGCGGCATCGGGGTTTTCCGATGCGGGCGGCGAAGCCGGAATACCGGGAGCAGAGGCGCTGACGACCTCGTTCCAGGCCGAGATGGACGAGGTGCGCGCCAGCATGCGGGATGCGGCGCGGGATGCGACCTCGCTGTCGAAAAGCCTTGGGCGGGACCTGCGGTCGGCTTTCGATGAGCTGATCTTCGGTGGCGGCAAGCTGTCGGACGTGCTGTCGGGCGTTGGCCGGTCGATGGCAAGCTCGGTTCTGGACCAGGCGCTGACACCGGTACAGAACGCCTTCGGCAACCTGATTACCGGCGGCGTCGGCAAGCTGATCTCGGGCCTGACCGGGTTCGAGAAGGGCGGGGCGTTTTCCGCGGGCCGGGTCACGGCCTTTGCCAGTGGCGGCATTGTCGGCGGGCCGACACGTTTCCCGATGCGGGGGGGGACCGGCCTGATGGGCGAGGCCGGGCCCGAAGCGATCATGCCGCTGGCGCGCGGGCCGGATGGCAAGCTGGGTGTGCGTGCTGCCGGCCGGGGCGGGCGCGCGGTGCAGGTGACGATGAACATCACCACACCCGATGCGGCCAGTTTTGCCCGGTCGCGCAGCCAGGTCGCGGCGCAGGTCAGCCGCGCGATCAGCGCCGGCTCGCGCAATCTTTGAGGGGTCAGTGATGAGTTTCCATGAGGTACGGTTTCCGGTCTCGATTTCGTTCGGGTCGGCGGGAGGACCCGAGCGGCGCACCGAGATCGTGACACTGAGGAATGGCTTCGAGGAGCGCAATTCGCCGTGGGCGCATTCGCGGCGGCGCTATGATGCGGGCCTCGGGATGCGGTCGCGGGCCGATCTGGCCGAGATCATCGCCTTCTTCGAGGCGCGCCATGGCCAGCTTTTCGGTTTTCGCTGGCGGGACTGGAGCGACTATCAGTCCTGCGCACCGGGCGGCCAGCCGGGGCCTGCGGATCAGGTGATCGGAACAGGAGACGGGACACGCACGGCGTTCCAGTTGGTCAAGGGCTACCGGTCGGGGGACCAGGTCTATGAGCGCCCCATCAGCAAGCCCGTCGCCGAGAGCGTGCGGGTTGCCGTTGACGACGCAGAGGTGCCGGTCGGGGCCGGGTTCACGCTGGATCCGGCAACCGGTGTGGTCACGCTGGCGGTTGCGCCGGCCAATGGCGCCGAGGTGACTGCCGGGTTCGAATTCGACGTTCCGGTGCGGTTCGATACCGACCGGATCGATGTCAGCCTTGCCGCGTACGAGGCGGGAGAGGTGCCGTCGGTACCGGTCATCGAGGTTCGCGTCTGATGCGCGACATCGATCCCGAACTGCGCGCGCGCCTGCAATCCGGCGCGACACGGCTGTGCCGCTGCTGGTCCGTGACGCGGCCTGACGGCATTGTCATGGGGTTTACCGACCATGACGGCAGCCTTTCGTTTGACGGCATCGATTTTGCGGCATCAAGCGGTCTTGATGCCGGCGTGATCGAGCGAACCACCGGCCTGAGCGTTGACAACGGTTCGGTTGTGGGGGCGCTGGCGTCCGAGGCGATCAGCGAGACTGACATTCTTGCCGGCCGGTATGATGCCGCCGAGGTGCGGCACTGGCTGGTGGACTGGACCGATCCCGGCCTGCGAATGCTGCTGTTCACGGGCACGCTGGGCGAGGTCCGGCGCGGCGACGGTGTGTTCGAGGCCGAGCTTCGCGGCCTCGCCGAGGCGTTGAACCGACCGGTCGGGCGCATCGTGATGTCCCAGTGCGACAGGGTTCTGGGCGATGCGCGATGCGGTGTCGAGATCGACAGCGCCGCCTATTCGACGGCAACCCTCGTGGTGCAGGCAACCGGACGCAGAGGCTTCCTGGTGCCGGCGCTGGACACCTATGCCGAAGGCTGGTTCCGGCGCGGGCGCCTGACCTGGCTGTCCGGCGCCAATGCCGGCTTGTCGGCGAGCATCCGGTCGGATGATGGCGAGGGGAGTCAACGCCGCATCCTGCTGCACGAGGATGCCAAGGCCGACATCGCGGCCGGCGACGCGCTGACATTGTTTGCCGGATGCGACAAGCGGGCGGCGACCTGCCGCACCAAATTCGGCAACTTCCTGAATTTCCGGGGATTCCCGCACGTTCCAAGCGAAAACTGGGTCATGGCCTATCCTGCGCGCGGCGATCAGAACGACGGAGGCAGCCTTGGCGACGAACCGCTTGGCTACGGCCGCTGAGATCATCGCCGAGGCGCGTAGCTGGATCGGCACGCCCTATCAGCACCAGGCCAGCTGCAAGGGCGCCGGCGCCGATTGTCTGGGGCTGCTGCGCGGGGTCTGGCGGTGCTGCATCGGTCCTGAACCCGAGACCCCGCCAGCCTATACGCCCGACTGGTCGGAAACCGACGGGGTGGAGCGCCTGCTTCAGGCAGCGCATCGCCATCTGGTGCCGGTCGGCCTGGATGACCTGCGGTCGGGCGATGTCCTGGTGTTTCGCATGCGGGCCGAGTCGGTGGCCAAGCATGTCGGCCTGCTGGTGCGCCTGCCGGGAAAGCCCGATTCGATGGTCCACGCCCATTCCGGCCATGGCGTGGTCGAGACCTGGTTGACGCAGCCGTGGCAGCGTCGGCTTGCTGCCGCCTTTCGACTTCCCCTGCAGGATTGAATCATGGCGACTTTGGTGCTTGCGGCTGCCGGAACCGCCTTTGGCGGGGCATTCGGCGGGACGGCGCTTGGGCTGACGGGTGCCGTGATCGGGCGGGCTGTCGGCGGAACGCTGGGGTCGGTCATCGACCAGAAGCTGTTCGGGAGCGGCGCGAAACCGGTCGAGGTCGGCAAGACGGACCGGTTTCGTGTCATGGGTGGCGGTGAGGGGCAACCGCTGGCCCGCGTCTACGGCAGGATGCGCCTGTCGGGAAGCGTCATCTGGGCGAGCCGTTTCCTTGAGTCTTCTCAGACTTCGGGAGGTGGCAAGGGGGCGCCGGCGCAGCCCGAGACACGGACCTACAGCTACACGGTCAGCCTTGCCATTGCGCTTTGCGAAGGGCCGATAACACGGGTTGGCCGGGTCTGGGCGGACGGAAAGCCGCTGGACCAGAGCACGGTCAGCATGACCGTGCACCGCGGCACCCAGGGTCAGATGCCCGATCCGGTGATCTCGGCCATCGAAGGGGCAGAGGTGACGCCGGCGTATCGCGGCGTTGCCTATGTCGTCTTCGAGAACCTCGACCTGACGCCGTTCGGGAACAGGGTGCCGCAGTTCAGCTTCGAAGTGCATGCCCGGCCGAGGGCGACGGCAGACGGGCTGCCGCCACTGACAGAGCAGATCGCCGCGGTGGCGCTGGTGCCGGGAACCGGCGAGCATGCATTGGCGACCGAGATCGTCACAGAAACGCGCGGCAAGGGTGACACGCGCCGCCTGAACGTCAACAACGGCGAGGGAAGGCCGGACGTGCTGGTTGCGCTCGATCAGCTTGAGACCGAATTGCCGCAGGCCGGCGCCGTGTCGCTGGTCGTTTCGTGGTTCGGCGATGACCTTCGCTGCGGAAGCTGCAGCCTGCGTCCAAAGGTCGAGAATGCCGGCGCGGAACTTGGTTCGGTGCCGTGGCTGGTTTCCGGTCTGGATCGTGCCTCCGCGCAGGCGGTCGGGCGCGTGGACGGGCGTCCAGGGTTTGGCGGCACCCCGAATGATGCCAGCGTGATCCGGGCGATCGGAGAGCTGAACCGGCGCGGCAAGGCGGTCATGTTCTACCCGTTCATCCTTATGGACATTCGGCCCGGGAACGGGCGTCCGGATCCCTGGACAGGCGGTGCCGGGCAGCCGGAAGCGCCCTGGCGCGGACGTATCACGGCATCGCTGGCACCCGGTCAGCCGGGCAGTCCCGACCAGACGGCCGCTGTCAATGCCGAGGTTGCCCAGTTCTTCGGATCGGCATCGGCCAATGACTTCGCGCCGTCAGGCGAAACGGTCAGCTATACCGGCCCGGCGGAGTGGTCGTACCGACGGTTCATCCTGCACTATGCGCGCCTGTGCGCGATGGCCGGTGGTGTTGACGCGTTCTGCATCGGCTCGGAAATGCGCGGACTGATGCAATTGAGGAGTGGGCCGGGACAGTTCCCGGCGGTGGCCGCCCTGAGAAGCCTTGCGGCCGAGGTCCGGGTGATCCTTGGGCCATCGACGCGGATCGGATATGCTGCCGACTGGTCCGAGTACTTCGGCTATCATCCCCAGGATGGCAGCGGCGACGTGTGGTACCATCTCGATCCGCTGTGGGCGGATCCGGTCATCGATTTCGTCGGCATCGACAACTACATGCCGCTTTCGGACTGGCGGCAGGGAACAGGTCACGCGGATGCCTCGTGGGGATCGACCTACGATCCCGGCTATCTGATGGGCAATGTCGAGGCCGGCGAGGGTTTCGACTGGTACTATGCAAGTCCGACCGACCGCGCGGCGCAGGTGCGGCTGCCGATCACCGACGGGGCGTACAACGAGCCTTGGGTTTTCCGCTACAAGGACATCCGCAACTGGTGGTCGCGGACGCATCACAACCGGGTCGGGGGAGTTCGGCAGGCAACGCCGACGGCGTGGGTGCCCGGGCTGAAGCCTGTCTGGTTCACCGAACTCGGCTGCCCTGCCGTGGACATGGGCGCCAACCAGCCGAATGTGTTTGTCGATCCGCAGTCGTCGGAAGGTGCGCTGCCGTATTTTTCGAACGGCCGGAGGGATGATTTCATCCAGCACCGGTTCCTTCAGGCGGTTCACGGCTATTGGGCGGAGGAGTCGCGGAATCCGGTGTCTGCCGTCTATGGCGGTCCGATGCTGGACATGGCACGGATCTTCGTCTGGGCCTGGGATGCGCGGCCCTGGCCCGATTTTCCGGGGCGGTCCAAGGTGTGGAGCGATGCCGGCAACCATGCCTTCGGGCACTGGATATCCGGGCGCATGTCATCCGTGCCGCTTGCCGATGTCGTGGCAGATGTCTGCGCGCGATCCGGGCAAACCGATGCGGATGCCGCCGGACTGAACGGCCTCGTGCGGGGATATGCCGTCGGCGGTGTGGAAACCGCACGCCAGACGTTGCAGCCCTTGATGACGACCTACGGTTTCGACGGCATGGACCGTGGCGACAGGCTGGGTTTCCGGATGCGCAGCGCGCGCCTGGACCGGGCGCTGGATGCGGCGGCGCTGGCAGCCGATGAAAAGGGTGAGGGAGCGCTGTCGCTGGTGCGGGAGCCGGCGGCTGACGATCCGGCGAGGATCCGCCTGGCCTATACGCGGGATGACGGCGAATATCGCACGGCTGTCGCCATAGCCGCCGCCGACCATGTCGGAGGGCCATCCGCCGACGACACTGCGGTTCCGCTGGTGCTTGGCACCGGCGAGGCGCGGGCCGTGGCGGAGCGCTGGTATCACGAGATGCGCACCGCGCGCGACAGCATGAAGTTGCGGCTGCCGCCATCCCAGATCGATCTGGAGGTCGGCGACGTGGTCAGTCTGGGCACGGGATCGGCCTATCGGATCGACCGGCTGGAATCGGGTGTCTTCCGCGATGCCGATAGCCGCCGGATCGAGGCCTGGGGCGCAGATGCCGGACAGATCGAGACCGATATCTTCATCCTGTCCGAGCCAGACGCCGCGAGCCGGATGCACGTCGAGTTCCTCGACTTGCCGCTGATGAATTCGGATGCCGAGCCGGCACCTCTTGTGGCGGCGACGGCGGCGTCCTGGCCGGGTGCTGCCGCCATCTATGGATCGAGCGAGGACCATGGCTACCGTCTGGTCGGCATGGCCGAAAGGTGGGCGGTTGCCGGCACGACGATCTCGGACCTTGCGCCTGCCGGATCCGGCATGTGGCAGAGAGACAGCGTCACCCTGCGATTGGTCCGGGGGGCGCTTCAGTCACGCAGCGAAGCCGATGTGCTGAACGGAGCAAACGTCGGCCTCCTGCGTGTCGCGGGAAGTACCGAATGGGAAGTTTTCCAGTTCCAGCAGGCGGAATTGATCGGTCTGCTGGAATATCGCCTGAGCACGTTGCTTCGCGGTCAGGCAGGCACCGAGGCTGCCGCCTCGCTTCCGCTGGCAGCGGGGGCTGACTTCGTCCTCTACGACAGTGCACTGACCGGGCTGCCGGAATTTGCCGGCCAGCGGGGACTGGAGCGCCATTTCCGGGTCGGGGATTCCCGTCGGCCCTACACCGACGAGCGCTACATCCACCGGACCTTCCGGTTCGACGGAATTGGCCTGCGCCCCTATTCACCGGTGCACGTGCGCCATGTCCGTGCTTCCGACGGTACCGTCAGTGTCAGCTGGGTACGACGGACCAGGGTGTTCGGCGACGACTGGCTTGCCGACGAGGTGCCGCTGGGCGAAGCCAGCGAGCGTTATCGGGTTCGCATCGTCAAGGGCGGAACCGCTTTGGCGATGTATGACACCGTCATTCCGGGGTTCGACTACGCCGCGTCGATGCAGGTCGCAGACGGCGCATCGGGCACTTTTGACATAGAGGTCGCGCAGGTCTCCGAGCGCTTTGGGCCCGGGCCCTTCACAAGGATCACCATAAATGGCTGA